CAATAAGGCTCATATGTGGTTCATTTGGTATCTCACGAAAGATCACTGCGACTTTACGATCACCTACTTTGCCGATGTGTCTCAAGAAATTTGCCATAATATTTTTCCTTTTCAATATATATTGTATTTACTCAGGAAATCTGGACTCAGAATTTTTATTTGGCCAGGTCGGCCAGCATACGGTACTGGCCGTAAGCGTCCAGCACACTCTGATTGTGGGTGGAGGGTGTAGGCACGATTTCGTACCAGGTGTTCTGGAGATAGTGAGCACTGCCTGTCCAGTTTTTCATGAAGCATCGTGGCTGATGAAGTTGCCCGTTCTCGTACAGTCGTTGAGCAAGTGCCTTGGTGTCTTCAAGAGAATGTGCCTTCATATCGTAGGCACCGCCATGAACATATGACGGATCGCCATGATATGTCTCAATGACATCCATGAGACGGGTGAGGTCAGGGCACCTTGTGTTACTGGCGATGAAGAACACATCCTCTTCCTTCACTTTACCGTCCAAGATGTCCTTGACACACTTACCGAGAGATGTTCCGATCAACATAGTTTTATTCCTTTATGTTCCGATTGTTGTATAGATCAGTTCACCAACCGATCTGATTTCATTTTTGATTTCTTCTGGCTCCAGATAGAAGGCACTAACGATGTCTTCTTCTGACATTGTACTCGTTACCTGCCAAATTTCATAGTGGCGTTGTTTATTAATCACGCTATTGACTATCATGCCTCTGATTGGATTACTGGAGAAATCGGTCATATCATCTTCCTTCAACAGACTAACTACATATAGTTGGTCGTGAAGGGTCATGTTTATGATTTCTTCCAATCGTCTTGATGACCACCTCAATACGAATGTGTTACCGTTCTCTACATAGTCCATATATTGTCTCAGCGTGTTCTATTGCCAATATCAGGGATTCGTTGTTGTCTGACTCGTTGATTATATCGAACCATTTTCGCCAGCGCTCTACCTTCTCCACAGTAGTGGGATGACCTCGGGTCATCCCCTTCGTGTCCTTAGTCTCATAAAGGCTCACTCTACCATCACTTGAGTAGAAGAGAATAATCTCCTTTGAGTGACTGTAGGTCATTTATCTTTATCTTTCATGTGCCTATTATACATCATATCGTAGATTATTGTCAATGATTACTGGAAGATAAATAAAGGTGAGGGTCACGATACTGGACATATCTACCCTCTCTAACGCTTACAAGGAGCAATCAGCGTGACTATTTATACAAAATCATCAAGAACTAAGGTAAATTACAGAAAAATTTACGAAGACAACTACGGTGCTATTCCTAGAGATGAATTGGGCCGTTCATACGATATCCACCATAAAGATGGTGACAGGTCTAATAATGACCCTTCTAACTTAGTTGCCCTATCCATACAAGATCATTACGATATTCATTATCAACAAGGTGATTTTGGTGCTTGCCTACTGATAGCAAACCAGAGACTGAATAAATCACAAGAAGAGCGCTCAGAACTCGCTAGAAAAAAGAATGCCGAGATGTTCGCTAATGGCAATCACCCTTGGCAAAATAAAGAGTGGGCCAAAGAGCGATCTAGAAAGACTGTTGAAAATGGCACTCACAATTTTGTTGGTGGCGAAATACAGCGAGTTACCAACAGAAGAAGAGTTGAAAACGGAACCCATCATTTGCTCAATGGGGATGCCTCCCGTAAGTACCAAAGAGAAGTCGTAGCGTCAGGTAACCATTTATTCCAAAACTCAGAATGGAAGAGAGAACAACAGAAGAAGTTAGTGGACGCCGGTACTCATCATTTACTTGGTCCAGATTCCCCGACTCAAAAAGAATGGTCTTGTGATCATTGTGGGAAATCAGGCAAGGGTACTTCTAACTATCAACGATGGCACGGCGAGAACTGTAAAATGTTCTCGCCGTTGGTCGCCACTTATTCGTCAAAATAAGCCCAGGTTCCAAACTCACCAGTGAACGATGGGTTCTTATAGATGATGAATACAGTATCACAGTAATCAGGATCACCATGGCTACCGAAGAAATAGCCATCAGTAAAAACGATTAGGCGACTCGGTACAATTCCTTCATTCTTCAGGTAATCATAGATACAGTTTGGATCAGTACCACCACCGCCACCAGGTACATACTCAGCGATACTGTCTAGGTTCTCGCTTGTAAAGTCCTGAGGATTATGGACACGGGTGTCCCACGACACCACATGGATTTTATACCCAGCGAATGAGTCCATGATACCTTGAATCTCGCTCAAGAATACCTTCAACTCAGTGTTGCCGATACTGCCAGAGGTGTCAATAGCGACGGTGATATCAATCTCTTCGCCGGGATTCTGACTAGGCAACACAGCATCAAGATGCCAACCACGACGGGAGGGCCTCATGAAGGTGTAATCAGTCTTGATGGTAGAAGTCAACACCGTCTGGATCAGTTCACGCCAAGGCATCTTGGGCTCAGTGATGTCCTGAATCAAGCGATTGACTGCCTCTGGTGTGCCATGACCAGCGCCTTTGGCTGCCTTGGCAGCGGCGATCACATTCTCCTTGATTTCTTGACGGAGTTGCTCACGCTCTTCGGCAGACATTTTGCCAGGTCGCTTGCCGTTGCCTTCCTTGTCGCCATCAGCACCATCGTCACCGTCATCGCCATCGCCGTCCATGTGGTCATCCAACAGTTGGTCAATCAAGTCATCCATACTCATGGACTTGGCGTCCTTCATCAGGTCATCATAGATTTCGTTGGCAGACTTTTTCTCATACTTTGACTCGTAGAGGCAAGGCACGGTCGTGATGAATTGACCGACTTTGTGATTACGGAGGTCAGCATTGACGGCGTAGTCACATGCCACGTTCCAGATTTCTGGGTTACGGTCATCACGACGGTCAAGGTGATCATAGACCAAGTGGAGAACTTCATGACCAAACAGGAACTCAACTTCACGGGTCTGAAGCATGTTGATGAACCTGGAGTTGTAGTAGAAGTTACGACCGTCGGTAGCGGCAGTTGCCAGCCACTCGTCAGCGTTGACCAGTTTGAGACGGGTTGCCAGATTACCGAAGAAACTATGCCACATGAGCAAGGCAACACGGCTAGTCACCAGACGGTCACGGGCCATATTGTCAGCGGCACGGTCATAGGGACCGATCAGTTTTGCCATTTTGTCGGCGTTCTTGGTCTTGGTGGTTTTGCTGGTGGTTTTGCTAGCGGTCTTGGTTGCCATAGGGGTCTTTCGTTACAATATGGTATATTATATCACAGGCGAGAATAAATGTCAAATGGGGCCTAAGCCCCATTGATCACTTGTGTGAAGCGTCCTTGATGAACTTGCCGTACTTCTGGTAGAACTCGTTGAAGTTCTTGAGGTTAGCCACATCAAAAGGAATCTGGTAAGTCTTCATGGCGATCTTGGAACCCATGATTACCAGTTCAGTCTCAAAGTTCTTCATCATGTAAGTGAGGAAGTTGCCGACCATCTCGGTCAACTGAGCACTAGTCACATCCTTGTTGTTCTTGGCATCACGGAGTTCGTAGCACATGCCAGTGGTCAAGGCGTACATTGCCGAGATTTCCTTGACATCCAAGTCAGTGACTTTGCCCGACAAGATGTCAGCAGGCTGAGGCATCTTGCCAACGAAACGACGGTGAGTCTTGAACTTGGCAGCCAGACCTTCACCAACAGCGCCTGCCACCAGGGTGAACAGGGTTTCCTCATCAATGGTGTCATCAGACAGGAGGTCACTGACGAATGTCCATGAGCGTGGTGTGGCGAATGCCTTGCTGGCAGACTTGGCGTCAAAGTCATACAGGTCTTGCTTGGCGAACGACAGGTAGCCCACGATATCCTTGTGGATACCTTTGACCACTGCCCAGTCTTGCCATGAGGCGAAGTCGGGACGCATCTCAACGTGGACGAATCGGTTAGCCAGAGGCATTGGCATACGGTAAGTCACGCCTTTGTCCGATTCACGGTTACCAGCGGCAACGATTACCACGTTGTCAGGCAGTTTGTACTTGCCGACACAACGGTTGAGAATCAGTTGATAGCCAGCGGCTTGAACAGAGGGAGCGGCCGAGTTCATCTCGTCCAAGAACAAGACCACGATTGGGTACTGTTTGGCGAATTCTTCATCAGGCAAATCAATTGGAGGAGCCCAATCCATCTTGCCGTTGTCACGGTTGAAGAAGGGGATACCACGAATGTCAGTGGGTTCCATCTGAGCCATACGGAGGTCAATCATGGCGCCGCCGAGTTCTTCGGTGATTTCAGCCACGACTTCGGACTTGCCGATGCCAGGAGGGCCCCACAGGAACACTGGACGCTTGACCTTGAATGCGGTCAACAGTGCTTTACGGGCTTGAGTAGAGGTGACGGTGAAGGCGTCAGAGACGGAAGATGTTGCCATGATAGGGCTCCTAAGTTTGTGTTGAAGGTTAAATTATACTACGGGTTTGAATTGTTGTCAACTGTTTTATCAGTTTGACCAGAAGGATTCTGAGGCTGGGTTACATGACCAGGGTGTATCACGGTCGATTTCTATATCCTGGCCAGTCATAAGGCTCTTGACTGTGATTTGAGTAGGAAAGTACTCAATACGGTAGAGGGTGGAGGGGTACATGCCACGAAGGTTGACTATCTCCGCTTCCATGACCGCTTCTGTACGGTCCCTCCACACGGTGGTTGACACCAGACGCTCTCCTGACTTGAAGCGTCGGTCTCGTTGATAGATGTACATGGTGTAGTCACGCTTAGTCATAAAGTATTCCTTTTAGGCTGTGAAGTCGAAGGCGTATTCCATGTGGCCACGCTGCGGGGTGACCTCTACTGGGCCGAACTGTTCCTTCAGGGTGGTCAGCAATTGACGGGCTTCCTCAGGGAAACAGGTCACGAACAGGGTGCCAGAGTAGAAGCCGTTCATCTCGCTGGTGCCCAGAACATCGGTAACTACGGCCATCACTTGTGTCTCAAAGGTCATCTCTATCTCCTGTTCTAGTGCCGATACAAGTATTGTATCAGGTTTGGGATTTATTGTCAAGTATTCGTCAAAATCGTCGGCTTCACCGGCTTCCAGTCCTTCAAATGTCTGACCATTGACAGTCCACTGGGCTTTACCATCTACCTGGCGAAGGATGTAATTGTACTCTTCCCACTGACCATTGGTCTTGTAGTCCTGAAGGTTAGCAAAGCGGCCGGCTTCAGTGTCAGACTCACCACGGTCACGGCCATAAGCGACGACACCGTCCAAAGTAGGGGCCAGCGATGAGATACTGCCCAGGTCGATCAGGTCACGAAGTTTGAACGGGTCGCTGTAGGATTCCTGGAGGATACGGCCATTATAGGACAGGTAACCGTCGTTGTGGCAGTAGATTTGCTGAACGGTGCCATCAGCGAATTCCAGAGCGATTGTAGAACGAGTAGCCATTTTGATTCCTTTCAGTTAGAAGCGAGAACTTCACCAGTGTAAGAGTTGGTGATTTTGAATGAGGCGCCGGACTTGGCCATCTTGTCCACAGTCTTGGCAAAGTTCTTTTCAGACACATAAGTTCTAAAAGAGCGTTCTTCCAACACACCAAAGATGTTGGTCATGGTGTAGGTAACCTTGATATCTTTCATCTCTATCTCCTGTTTCAGTGTCAATACAAGTATTGTATCAGGTTTCCGATTTATTGTCAAATTTCAAGCGAATTCGGCAAAGATTTCTTGGTCTTCATCCCAGTTTTTGCACTCGGCCACCTCAAGAGCGGTGTCCTCATATGAGTACTCTTTGATTACTTTTGCCGACAGGGTGTCGACCACGAACCATGCTTGGTCTCCAGAGCGAACGATGTAGCGGGGCATATCTATCTCCTGTTTCAGTGTCAATACAAGTATTGTAGCAGGAAGATGATTTTCCGTCAAATCACATCATCAGGATGCCTATCATAATGATTTTGTCTAAGGATTCTATCGCCTCGTTTACTTTAGTAAGTTGGGCGTCCTTGTAATACGATACTTTAGTTCTACGTGCTTCTACTTCGACCTTGCTGAGTTCACCGACCATCACATCAATATTTCTCAGCATCTGTCTGATTGAGGTGTCGTAAGGTAGTTTTAAAATTTGGAATTTGAGGTCGATGCGGACATTTTCCCATTCAAGACTATTTTTGATTTTCATGTCCTATATGATAACAGGTTTATTACTTACTGTCAATCAGTTTTGATGTGGGTGCCGGCTTTGTGTACTCGTAGCCATACTGCCTGTGTAACCATTCTACAAATTTCAAGACTTCATCAGCCTGAAAGTCTCTGTGTGAGCGTGAGTCGTTATATACTAATGACGCTCTTGCCACGTTGTCTAGCCATTGTTTGTCGCTCATGTTGTTGTTCTCCTGGGGTATTTATCAACAAAAAAGCGCCCTAAGGCGCTTTTTAGAGTTGTCTGACCCGAATCAGAAACGGTAGGATAGACCAGTGGTCACGGTGTTGCCGTCAGATGACTGAACACGAGATTGACCATATTGACGGGCGACATCTACTGACAGGGAGATGTCCTTGGTCACTGGCATAGAAGCGCCGACACCGACGGTCATAGCATAGCCATTAGCGGATGTCTGGTTGTTCAAGTAGGCGGCGCCCAACTTTGGGGTAAAGGTGACAGGACCAACTTTGTAGATGTCGTAGCCAGCAACGATACTGAAGCGGTCTTGGTTGTTGTCACCAGCAGTGAAGCGGTCAAAGCCAGCGGTCACGCCGAAGGCACCAACTGGCTGACTCAAGGTGATACCGTAGCCGGTACTCTTGGAGGCGCCACTGTAGTCAGCGGTAGTAGATACGCCGACTTCTAGAGCGGAGGCAGATACGGCTGCTAGAGCCAAGATTGAAGCGATTGCTAGCTTAGTTGTTTTCATAGTTTTTCCTTTAGTTTTGAAAATTCAAACATGTGTCTGAATAAGTTTATTGTACTCTGTTTTGAAAGAAAGGTCAATAAGATTGGAAATATTGTTCTTCTTGTTCAAGAAAAAATGATTCTCCACCATACATGAGTAAGAAAACTACTTCTTGCTCGTCTGATTCAGTGACGATATTCAATCTTGGTGGAGTATTCATGACTGTGCCGACTACACCGTAAGGTGTTAGAAAGTCCATTGTTTCAGCCGGAATGACTTTGAAAGTCAGTCCAGAGTTCTTCAACCATTCTATATCACCATCAGTGATGTGTTCTTTAGCGATTCGCCAAGTCTTTTTGATTTTCATTTTGTTGCCTCCGCTAGGTTACTACCTTCAAAAAAATAGGGACCGAAGCCCCTATTTTACTATTTTCTGTTTCGAAGTATAGTTACTCAATGATGGCTCAAGCGGCCATCAAAAATGCTTCATCATTTGCTGCTGCATTTATTTTTGTTTTGCTTCTTCGACCAGGTAGAGCGTCTTTCTATACTATGGGTATAGCGACTACACTTTGCCCCCAATCCTAACGGCTTCTACTTTGCCGAGCGCCTAAATTATCTACTACCCTGTCAATCGATTTCCTATAGTCATCCCCATCAGAAATATTCTGGTGGGAAAACACTTTTGGTGGAGATGCCCGGATTCGAACCGGGGTCTTGCCAGTATTTCCTAATAAGGTTTACGCTGTTTACTCTAGAGGCTTCAAAAAATTGTCGCCCTCAGAATCCTCTTCAAAGTTAGCCCAATCGTATGTCGCTAACTTGTAAATCCAATACCCATGTAGTGCCACAATGAGCGCTACTAGTATTAAATCAAAAATCTGTGCTGAGTCTATCATAAATTCTGTTCTCTAGGTATTTATTGTACTCTACATTTTAGTTGGTGTCAACGATTTTGGACAAGTACTAGGCGATAGCAATTACAATTGGCGTCCAAAATGTTCTCATAGCGATAGCCGTACGGTAACCCATATACTGGTTGATGTTGTTGAACGATGACTGGTGGTTGTCCAACAACCACGGGATGGGATTCACGGGTGATAATTGCTCCCACGACTCCACCGATAATCAGTGGGGCGATCCATTCACCTCCACCACGATATCCATGATAACCGCCGTGATGACCATGATGCCCACCATGATGTTGAGCATGTACTGGTAGTGTAAGTGCCAACAATGTGGCGAGTAGGATGTGTTTCATTTCTGGTATGTTATACGGTTTCTTATGTTGAGTCAAGTGAATTTGGTAGAGCATAGAATAAAAGCCCTGATGGGGCTTTTATTCTTATCACTGACTAGACTGGCTCCATTGAGGAGTTGGTTCAGTTGGCCAATTGATTGGTCCTGATGTTGGATTTACCGCAATTGCTCTGACTTGTGACCTGTATTGAAGATATTCATCTCTGTTCATGAGGTGAGGGTTATAAGCCGGGTCATATACATCTGGCTGGTTTACCCAGTCAGTGGATGCTAGTTTTGACTGAGCAGTTGCCTTGTTTTGCTCTGCCGTAATGACAGGGGGTGGAGGTGGAACATATTCAGCAATTGGTCCATAAGCGCCATTGACAATGTCGTCAGTAATAGTTTTTTGTGGCTCTGCCAGTGTTGGTAGTCCGACACAATAAGTGCCGCCGTCGATTTCGTAAGAAATGACCGAGTGATCGGCATCTAGCCAAGTTGGGTTTGTTATTGTCATCATATTATTATGTGTTTACCATATGTAGAAGTGTGGCATATAACCGATTATTGCTGCAATCTTTTGGGCTACCGTGTATGTTCCGGCAGGCAGTGAGAATACAGGTGTGACACTACACCTCATTCTTACTGCCGCATCATCAAGGTACGGTGGTACGTCAGGATGAGGTGCAGCGTTAAAAAATCCATTATATGGTGCTGCTGGCGGAAGGACTACATATCCGTATGAGGCCGTGGTTACCGTAATTACATTTGAGCTGGTTAGAGATGCTGTAGTACCCGAAACATTGATTGTCGTATTGGGTGGACCATACAGTCTGCCTTGAAGCCAGATCCATGAGCCAGAAAGGCCGCTGCCTGTTGTTTGAATCCATGTTCCGACACCGCTACGAACCATCAACATATCATTAGCTGTATCATACCACATGTCACCTTCAACTAAAGCGCCGCCTCCTGAACGAAGGGTGGGAGCAGTTGCCGCTGTCTGATAATCTTGAGCAGCAGTACCAGTAATCAAACCAGTGGTAGGGCCAGCCGCTGGTGATACCCAAGCGCCTGTTTTCCTCGTTTTAAATGAATTCGCCGTAGTATCAAACCACAAGTCACCATCAACTAGGGCACCGCCGCCGGAACGAAGTGTCGGGGCAGTTGCCGCTACTTGATAATCATATGCGGCTGTACCAGTGATGACACCGGTTGTTGGAGGGGCGGCGGGAGCGTCCCAAGCAGCACCATCATATACCTTCAGTGAGTCATTAGTTGTATCATACCACATGTCACCTTCAACTAGAGCGCCGCCACCCGCACGAAGTGTAGGAGTAGTGGTGCCTTTTTGATAGTCTTGAGCAGCAGTACCAGAAATAAGACCAGTAGTAGGCCCAGCAGCTGGTGCTACCCAAGCGCCCGTTTTTCTTGTCTTGAGCACATTCGCTGTCGTATCAAACCACTGATCACCATCAACTAATGCCCCACTTGCTCCAGCAACACTTCTTGTAGTAGGTGCAGTTGCCGCTACTTGATAATCATATGCCGCCGTACCAGTGATGACACCGGTTGTCGGTCCACCTGCCGGGGCATCCCATGCGGCGCCATCCCATACTTTGAGCGAATCATTCGTTGTATCATACCACAAGTCGCCTTCAACTAGAGTGGCGACACCATCAGCACGAAGGGTGGGTGTGGTAGTCTTCTTCTGGTAATCTTGAGCGGCTGTACCTGTAATTACACCGGTGGTTGGTCCGCCACCACCGCCACCAGCGGAACTTGCCATCCATATGGACATTGAACTATTCCATGTGTATGAAAAGCCGTTGGGTGCTACGTAGACTTGTCCGTTTGTTGGACTTGTCGGAAACGTTATTGCTGCCATTGTTTATTTTCCTTTATTAGTTACAACTCACCGCTACACGAACAGCAGTGAATGTGAGTGGTCCCGAGCTTTGAACATCGTTGACTCGTAAAATAGGAGTTCCTAATTTATAAGTGAGTGTTACACTTGGATTTACCTGAATGAATCCAGAATCATCACCATTAATGGAGACAATGTCTACCGCTCTGCCGTTATAAGTGATTAGGCTAGTCAAGTCAAACTCAACATCTTGAGTGCCCTGTATGATAGTCTTTGGCAATTGAACACCCTGATAGGAAAGTGTTTCCGGCTGAGTATCATAATTTAGAGTAAACTCTTGGTAAGTCAGTGGCCATGATAGTGTTGGTAACTCGGATACGAATTCCTCCGGTGTTGGAACAGTTCTAGCGCCACTACGAACATCGGCAAAAATATTCAACTTTGCTGACTGAGTATCATCTCTAGATGTTGTGGCAATAACTGCATCATCTGATAACTGAGTTACTGTTGACCCTGTATAGGATGTAACTTCTAGCAACGATGAGTATCCTCGCCTTCTGGCAAAAGTTTCCAAACGATTAGTTGTGAGGGTATTCAATTTTGTCAATTGCTGTTCAATTGGTTCAGGCATATCAATTAAATCACCAATAGAAATCCAATCATTGCATTCAACTGCTCCCTGAACATCTGATAATTGATTTACCTCAATGATATTTTCTACAATATCCGTTAAATTATTTAATATTGCCGCTCTCATTTTAGAATCTCCCAAATTATTACTGAACCGGCAGTGCTCACGGTAGCGCTCCTACCACCTGGACCGCCATAAGTGGGTCCAGGTAATGTCATTCCATTAATACTTCTTTTTGGAATTCCATTGGCACCTTGGCCTCCAGCCAAAGTACCATCAAAGTTATCTTGTCCAACTGTTCCAGCACTAAATGAACAAGACGACCCTGCTGGCATAAATATTCCAAATGGATTTGTTGCTGAAGCCGACACTGTTGTTGCTCC